AGAAAATTAAACAAGTTCCTGAAGATTATGAGCGCTATAAGTTTTACTTATGCGAACTTGACCAGGACCCTGGCTTATCTTTGAACATTATCGAAACCAGCCGCGTTGCTGCAATGTTAATGCAATTAGAACGTTATGATTCTTGGTCGTATGATAAGAGCATAGACGAACTTCTTAATTTTGAAACGACTAACGAACGTATGCGAAAAATGAATGAGTACGTACTCAATTACTTACAACGTGCACGTAATACCACTATAGTACAGGACAGTATTGGAGCTGCTAGAGACCTTCTAAAGGAGCTTAAAGGCGAAGATGGTGACTTAGACGTAACGTGGAAGAAACAACCAGAAATAATAGACATAGAGGTAGAAGAAAATGACAAATAATACAACAGCAGATAAGAATTTGACTGCAACAAATGAGACAGGTAATATGACCACAGGAGATGACTCCGACACAATGTTGGGTGGCCTTATTGACGTTCTCATAGGTTCGCCAGTACTAATAGGTCTTCTTTTGGTAGTCGTTGGTGCAGGGGCTGTAGCTTACTACAAAGTTCCTGCTTTCAAGATGTTCGTAGATGTTTATGCGTCTAAGCTTTTAAGCAAGCACGAAGCAGAGATATTAGAACTTATTGAAAAGAATCTAACGCCCAAAATGAGAGAGAAGCTTTCTGTAGAAGCTGAAAAGCATCTAAAGAACGAGATTCTTGTACAGGTTATCTTAAGCAACTTTGACCACACGGAAAAGAAAGCTCAAGGTACTGTCAAAAAACTTATACGAGATTTAGCTAAAGAAGCATAATGTTCGATTTGGCTACCGTTCTCGTAGAAGCCAAAAAGACTTTAGAGGAAGATTCCGCTACAGACGTACGATTTACTCACAATTACGAGATATTTAAGAGGTTCGTACACGTAGCGGAGTCGTCTTCAACAGACGAAGAGTTTCATAGACGCATATTGATTGATTTTGATTTGTTTTGTTTGGCGTATGTGAGACTAGACAACCGCAAGCCTATGTTTCCTGCCCCTTGGCAGACTGAGGCTGTGGCTATTTTTGAGAGTAGAGAGGTTAATTTATTCATTGAACCTCGTAAGATAGGTAAGAGCGCGGTCTTGAGCGCATATATTCTTTGGAAGATGTGCAAGGAGGCCACGACTAGAGCAGTTATATTTGCTCCGACCCAGGACCAGCTTTTCATTATGGAAGATATATGGAAGGCATTAAAGCGATGTGATTATCTAATGCAGACTTATGTGCAACCACAGGCTAAGATGGGCGATAGAGGTACCTATGGTAAGGAATATATTCGGTTCGGTTCTAACGAATCCGAGGTTGTAGCTAGTAATTTAGCGCAATCACAGAAAGCAGACAGTAAAAGAGGTAACAAAGGGTCTCTTTTCGTCGTGGATGAGATAGAGTTGGTTACAAAGGAAGTAAGAACTACGGTTATTGACGATATGATGGCCGATACTTACACCGAAAAGAAGATGATAATGGTAGGAACACCTAAGACAGTGGCCAATCCAGAGCTAGAAATAGAGTGGGAAGCCTACTTAGAGGAGCCCGAAGAGTACGGAACACACCACATTGACGTCTGGGACGCCATAAAACAGGGTGCAATCACCCGTAGCTATATAAAAAACCGTTTTAAACGTCTAAATATACCCTGTCAGTGGGTTTTGAAGAAGGGATTATGTGCCCCGCGCGACCTAACAGAGGAAGCGGAGATAGATGGGTGGAAGTGTAACAAGTGTTGTATGTTAAATGAGGACTTTGTTGCGGAAAATATGGGAGAATTCCCTAAATCTGCAGGTAAATTCTTTCCAAAACTGTTTTTGCAGGAGTGTGCCAGCGAATCTTGGGACTTAAAAATCAATCCAGAGGCAGGAAGAGAGTATATTATGGGGATTGACTACGGTTTGTTGCTAAACCCTACACAAATAACGGTATTTGAGGTAACAGGGGACCGCGCACGTCTAGTATTTTGGGAAGAAATAGCCCCCACGCCCCCAGAATCAGGCACAAGAGACTATGACCCTATTATAGAACGTATAAAGACTATATATCACGCGTATAAAGATAAAATAGTAAGGATATATCCAGATGCTACTGCAGTAGGTATACAAATAACGGCTGACCTCACTAAAGAACCTAGGAGAATACCTTCGGTGAAGATATATTCTAACGAAACAGCAGCAAAGAAGGAAGTTCTTGGAGTATGGATGACTGGCCCTTTCAAACACGATATGTTACAGAACTATCGTAAGATTATTATGGACGGACGGTTGAAAGTTCCTAAGAGTGAGCCGTTCTACACTAAATTTTTACTAGAGCACGACGGAGTTGTAGTTCAGAAAGTGCAGGGTACTTCTAACTATTTAAAATTCAAAGAACCTGTAGGTGGGACTATCGATTTACTCGATAGTATGGGATTAGCCCTTCTACATCTATCGAAAGATGTAAGTCCACCCTTTTTAGGTTTTGGAGTATCGAAATTAAAAATATGAGCTTTTACGGCGGTAATTTAGAAAATGATTGTATAGCCATCTTAAATTGGTGTTATAGAAATCAAAGTAAGAAGCAGAGCTATAGAGTGTTCGCAGATGAACTTGGGATACCTTTAGGTACGTTACATCGTATCATAACAGGATTCAAGTACTTTGGCGAAAGCCACTGGGCTCTAGCAACGTACGCAAAGAAATACGGATATGATATTACGTACGTAGGAAAACGTGGTTGCATTATCTGGGTAGATAAACGCAGACCGTATTTAGAAAATCCTGCACTGTACGAAGACAATGGAGATTTGTTCCAAATCTAAATAATGGAGAGTCGCTATGACAGAAGATAACAATAAATCACCATTTTTTGGCGGATGGTTTTCATCCGCAGACAGTCCACTGACTGATTCTTCAGAAACCTTTGACGTATACGATACGAACATAGGGGACTACAGGGACAAAGAAGTTACAAAGTTTTACGACCATTATCTATTAGAATATCAAGAAAACGAGTGGTTCTCCTTTTTAGTAGATTACGTGGTTGGAGAGTTATTCACCGATTATCAATTTGTAGGTGAAGGTGCCGATGAGGTTCGTAAATTCTTTGAAAATGTTGACCCACTAGCATACGACGAAATTGAGATGATGGGTCTCAATGTCGTACGGGAGGGTACAGGTGCGTTGAAGAAGTATTGGTCTGATGGACAATTGACGCAACTTAAGGCTATGAATGGTCGTCTTTTACGTCTCGATACGATGGCAAATGAAAGAAAGGTTGCTTCTAATAAACCTGTAAATCGCTTAGGTTCTGAAGCGAAGCTACCTTCTACTGTAGAGGGTGTTAAGCAAACTTATTCAAGAAGTTTAGGAGCTAAAGTTAATGAGGTCGAAGATACTCAATTTTTACAAGTTTCTGTCGCATCAGACTCTAGATTTTTAGTTAATATGAGAACCTGGAGAATAAACGACTTCGGTGATTATAGGAACGAACAAATAGCCTTGTGCCGTATCAAACGTGATGCAAGGTCGCCTTACGGCATACCATTTGGTCGGTCTAGTTTTCACGTTATCAAATCATTAAAGGGTGTCAACCGAGATATTCTCGCATCTATAAAACAGAATGCTAATAATCTAAAAGTTATAAGCGCTGACTTAAGTGGTCTCGATTCAGAGAACGACAAGAAGACTGCGTTAGAAAATCTTGCTAGAGCCTACGATAAAATATCTTCGGCTACTCAAGGAGTCGTGGCGATTGATAATCATCACGAGGTCGGTTATATGGGAACAACCGGCGCTGGTTCTAGGGACAGTCGAGTATTAGAAGTTATGGGACATCTAGAGCCTGTTATATCTGCTCTCCTAATGAATTACTTATTTTCTATAGGGTTGATAGAACAGACGGGTGCTAATAAATCTATTATATCTCGTCAAGAAATAAGAGCAGAGAGACAAATAGAACGATATAGGAGGGCAGTTGCCAGGTTTTTCGAAACACAGATATTCCCTGACATCACTGAACAACCTTGTCGTTTAGTATTTAGAAAATATTACGAACCTGAAATATGGTTACAATTATTTCAAACGAACGTTATATCAAGAGAAAAACTATTAGAACAAATGTCTATTATTGATGATGGTCAAACATACTTCAAAGATGTTTCTATGGTGAACGTTGGGGGTGAAGGGGGAATAGGTAGAAGTGCTAATTCCAAAGCCGACACAAGCAAAGATGATTCTTCTGATATGCGAAGAAGAGAGGATAAATAAATGTTAGTAAACAAAAGCGAAGAAATGAAAAAGAAAAAGAAAAAGAAATCTTACCCCGGAACAATGGCAGGTAAGAGAAGTTATTGAGTGGGTATGAGTGAAATGGTTAACAATGTTGTTGGAAATTGTTGCAATTGCTGCTGCTGTTCTGGGACTTGTAATTGTCCTAATAATGACGGCTGCTGTTGTAAAACAGATAAAGAATAAATTACCGAGGAGGAAAACAGAATTGAGCAAAGACGTAGCAAGAGAAGGAGTAACGTTCAACGACATATTTATGTTTATGTTAGCTGTGCCTTTAGTTCTACTGTGGGTTACTTTTGCAGGTTATGTTATATGGCACGGTCTACAAGACAGTGCGGTATTACAACAGATTGAAGCATATACGACATTAATAGCAATATTAGGTGGGCCAGCCTTACTTATATTGAAAGACGCATTAGATGTTTGGAAACAAGAACAAGCAGAAAAGACAGCGTTCTATAAGGTTAAAGCACAATCAGTTATTGATTATAACAATCAATCTCAGAAGCAAGCACAGATGATTGAGGCTAAAGAACAGGAACACATACACGAACAAGATAACAAGAAAAAATAAACGGAGAATAAATTATGGAAAAGCAAGAAATGTTAGATTTTCTCAAGGCTAGAGGATTATTCGAAAGAGGAATGAATCAACTAGTAGGATGGGAATTAGCTGAATTAGTAGAAGAAGCTATGAAAGCTGGAGTACCTACCAAAGAGGAAGAAGCAGAAATAGAAGAATTAACGAAACCTAAAGCAAAAGCAAAGCCAAAAGCAAAGCCAAAAGCAAAACCAAAGGCAAAGCCTAAAGCAAAAAAAGCAAAAGCTTAAATACTTAAAAATGGCTAAGAAGACTAAGTCTAGAGTTAACGAAGCTGGAAACTACACTAGACCTACTATGAGAAAGATGTTATTCAACAAAATCAAAGCAGGTGGAAAGGGAGGTTCTCCAGGACAGTGGTCTGCAAGAAAAGCACAGATGTTAGCTCGAGAATACAAAAAACGCGGTGGAGGTTACCGTTAATGGCTCTTAAAAAATCCCAAAAGTCTCTTCAACGATGGGGAGTACAAAAATGGGGTTACGTCACAAAGGCTGACGAAAAAAAGCCTAAATCAAAAAGAGGGCGTTACCTTCCTGAGAGTGTTAGAAAGGGTATGACAGCAGCAGAAAAAGCAGCATCAAATCGAAAAAAACGTAAAGCTGGCGGAGTTGGTAGTCGTGCTAAATACTCTAAAAAGGTAAGAAAAGCAGTAAGGAGAGCAAAATAATGGTCACATACAGAGGAGAAAAATTTTCAGGTTACAATAAACCAAAGAAAACGCCTAACGCAAAAAAATCTCACGCAGTTTTAGCAAAAGAAGGTGGTAAAGTAAGACTCATTAGATTTGGACAACAAGGTGTATCTGGAGCAGGTAAACGAACAGATGCTAAGTCTAAAGCTAGAAGAAAGTCATTTAAAGCTAGACACGCTAAAAACATAAAAAAGGGGAAGATGTCCGCAGCTTACTGGGCAAATAGAACAAAATGGTAGTTAAAAAAATAAAAGGAGTTGATGTGTCTAAGTTAACAACTAGACAGCAAACATCACTTGCAAAACATTCAGAACATCATTCTAAAGAACATATGAAGTATATGGTCAATGCGATGAAAAATGGAACTACATTTTTGAAATCTCATACAGAAGCAATGAAAAAGGTCGGTAAGTAATGGCTAAAACTGTTTCTTGGATGTGGAAAGGTAAAAAGTACTCTGGTACTTTGATACGTGAAACTGCAACACATAAATACGCTAGAACAAAAAGCGGCAAGACAAAAACTATTGTAAAAAAGAAGAGGAAGTAATGGTTGTCAAAAAGAAAGGAAAGGGTTATCAACTTAGAACTAAAAATGGCAAACGTTTGTTAGGAAAACACAAAACTAAAGCTAGCGCTATGAAACAGGAACGAGCTATTCACGCAGCTAAGGCAGCTAGAAGAAGGAGAGGGCGATGAAAATACAATTCGACGATGAACGCGAGGATATAACAATAAAGGAAGAGGAAAAAGATGTCAAAAAACTCAAAGTTAAAAAACCTAAAAAAGGAAAGAAAGCAAGTAAAAAGCAATGAAGATACAATCATCGTTAGTGACAGCGGTGATGAAATGGAGCCTATTCGTGCTCCTATTAAAAACCCTAGAAATGCTAAGCCATTGGTTAAGTCCAGTGGAGTCCTAGCGTTTAGAGTAAAGGATGTGCAAGTTTAGTTCCACATATACTAGATGGATATTTTTAAATGAGTGATATCGTAACAAAACCAGTCCAAAAGCGTTGTGCAACTGGCAAAATGCCAGCTTGGATGCGCAAAATGAAAAAGTCAAATGGCTATTCTTGTGAAGAACTAGCTACTGCTGTTACTGACCTCGTAGTTAATAAACGAAAGAGAGCAAAAAGAGTAGAAGCTGGTGAAAAGAAAACTAGTGTCCTTTCATTATATGGAGGAGACGATTGGACTTGGATACTCGCTACTGAAAATGACACACGATTACGTGGTCTATCAGGCGATAGATATCTCATTGACCCTACAGCACATATGGCAGCTTTGCCAACTTGGACTAAGATAAATAAAGGACACGTTGACCACAACCGTGAAAACCGTGTTGATATTGAAGTTGGAGAGGCTAGATACGATATAGATAAAGGTTTATACCTTAAAGTACGTACTAATGATAACGAAGTTAATAAAGAACTTAAGAGAGGAGATATACTACCTTCTATAGAAGTAGATGTTGAATCTGAAGACGTACTAGATAAGAACATTATCGATTATTATGTACCTACTGGTTTAGGACTTATGAAAGATAATGAACCGATGGGCAATTCTGTTGGACCCGAAAAACCATCAGACAGATTTTCTGTACCAATATTTGCAGGAGAAATAGATATGACAAAGGAAAAGGAAGAAGTCAAAGAAGAAACACAAGAAGAAGAAGAAGAGGTTGAAGCACAGGCCGAGCCTGCTGTGGAAACTCCAGCTAAATCTGAAACCGAGGAAGAACCTAAAGAGGAGTCGGTTGATGAACTTAAAATGGCAACTGATAAAGTTGCTGAACTCGAGAAACGTCTCGAAGAAGTTCTAAATCAGGTTGATAGCAAAGCCTCAGCTGAGGATGAATTGAAAAAGATATATATGAGCAAAATACCAGAGAGCATTCATTCGGATGTTAATTCTTTGGATTTACCAACGCTCAAAGCTTTTGCTAAATTATCTGACCACTTCAACTCTCAGATTGAGGACAGCTCCGCTCGATTAGAGGAAGCTCCAGTAATTAATGAGACCGATTCGGTCGGCTTAGACGCAGGGATTGATTCCAACGGAAGAATGGAAGATAAGCTCTATTATAGTCTGAAGATTAAACACGCAGAAGCGAATGGAATGAAATACCCCGACGAGTGGAAGCAATATATTAGTTAGAAAAAGAGGTAAATAAAATATGGTAGACAAAGCAGGACAATACGGCGGTGGTTTAGAAATCACCTGTATTCTTTATGAAGGAACTATTACTGCAACTGCTGGTACCTCAGTATTCGTCGAGAACGGCGCACTAGGAAAATTATCATTCACCCTAGCATCAGAATTGAAAGAAGGAGACCTCGTGGGAATTCACGACTCTACTGACAATGATTACGATGCTTGTGAAGGACTACCTGTAATGGCTGCAGCAGCAGCTACCAACGGATGGATTGGTATTATCAAATCACAACCAGTATGGCACAAATTGCCATCAAGTGCTGGTTCATATGGTACACACGCAACCAACTTGTCCAATGGACATTACAGAGTCGCAACAGTGGTAATGCCTGGTGTACAAATGGCTCTAAGAGGAGTTTGCGAAGGAACAGATATAACAACTGGTTCTCCGCTAGCTTGGGATTTGTCAGCAGACGGTTGGAAAGATGCCGGTACAACTATGACCGGTGTATTCTCTTTCCACGATGGCGGTGTCGATGCACAAAATGTCTTAATTGGTGTTGGTGCAGTCGGACAAGCTGCTGGTGGCTCTGAAGGAGACATTTGCTCACACGGAGTAGTGGCATAAGGAGTATAATATGGCAGATAGATACGACCCATACAATACGCTTGCTGCAACTTTGCCTAAGGAATCTTTCCTTAGACCAGAGTTTCAGGCCCGCGACTTAGACGAATTACTAGACAGCTTGTTGATTTTCGATGACATTTTGCCAAAGCAAACAGTCGATGCAACAACTTTCTCGTACCAGATTGAAACAGATGGTGCAGGCACGGGAACCCGTGGCAGCGCTAGTTCTGATGTAAAGAAAGAATACGCCCCACTTAGGGCTGACGGCTCAGAGTTCTCCTACGTAAGTGTATCTCCACTAGAGATGGCTGTAGGCGTTCTTCAAGCAAGAGGTGTTGCATTCAAATTGACAGAAGCAGCAAGGCAAGACCACGAGAGACTAATGATAGACCCTCTCGCAAGGACTCGCAAGCGCGTTGCTTACTGGCTAGCTGAGCAAATCAACGCAGAAATGGTAACAACTTTGACAAATGATTTCAGCGTCACTAACACAGATGACACTGGAATGGAAGACATTATGTCTCAATCGTCAGATTTCGGTACCGAAAACACCGTTGGACACTTAGCTGGTACATTAGACTCAACCTATTATTGGGATGAGGCAGATGCAAACCCAGTCAGGACAATTCTAGACCTTCAGACTGTCTTTGAAGACCAAGATGGTTACAACTATAGTTTAACCGACGTTTATATGAGATACCGCGATTTACACTTACTAAGTACATTTATTACTGAAGTAGGTGCAGATTGGGCAATGGACCCACTTGGCGGATTCACAGCATCTAACATCGCTGGAATTACATTCCACGGTTTAAAGAACGTTGCTGGATTCCCAACCACAGTAGGTGACGGATATATTATGGGACTTGACAGGAACAACCCAGTAGGACAAACTTATCAAAGTTTCTCCAAGGAATTCCCACAAGTCAACAATATGTCTTTCCACTCTTATATGGACGACGCTACGCACGACTTCCACTATCAAATGTTCTACACACGTGGAACTGTGGTTGTTGAGCCAAAAGCTATGGCCGTCTTGAAAGTCAGAGACTAAGGAAGACAATAATTTGGGAAGTACTATCCGTCTTGCTTTGCTTGCATTGCGAGAATGGATAGTGCACGCCCTTACAAATAAATAAGGAGGAAACTCAAAAATGGCATTAGACACAGATTACGATGACTACAAAAAGATTAGTGACGTTAGATTAAATAAAATCAACACACGAAGAACATTAGCAAACACAATAGAAAGAGCATCTACAATCGTTTACACACGTGAAATCGCAAACTCAAACGCAGGAGACCACTCAATGGGTGTTGCTGCATTTGATATGGAGCTTATAAAAGCTTACGTAGAATTCCGTGGAGACGAAGGTACCAACGGTACAGTTGCACTAGAAAAGTGGGATGATGTTGGTGGTTCTACACAAGCAGCAATGACCGCAGCAGCTACAGTTAGCGCAGGCGCAGCAGCTATTGTAACACTAACACCAAACAGTGACGGAACCGAAAAAATGACCGCTGGCGAAAAATTAAATATCGTTACAGCAAGCATTGACGGTGGAGTTGCAGCTATTGTAACACTAGTTTTCAAGTTAGTCGATAACGTAGATAATAGTTAGATAACATAATTTAGGGAGGATAATTATGGCAGGAACTTGTACAGTATATAAAAGCAAAAATTTTGGACCAAGATGGTCTGGAACTAAAGAATTAGCAGCATATTTCGCTACAACTGATGGAGTGGCGTTAGGAACTGAATTGATTGGAGCAGGTGGTACATCCACTTACTCTGTATTAATAGACCCTTACGGCAGCGTTCAGACACAAACAGCTGAAGCAGATACATCTACTAACATTCTTACAATGGATAAGTATAAGAATGTTTCAGTTTATATCGTTCACCAAGGTGATACACATACACTGACAGCACAAATATGGTCTTGTCCGCCACAACCAACTATAGCAGACAGAGATGCAGCAGCCGCTGCAATTACATCTTCAACGCACAATAGATTGGATACGGCAGCAGGATTACCATACGGTTGGACACAAGAAGGTTCGGATATAACAATCGCCGCAGGCGCTAACGATATATCTAAATTGACTGCAACCGGTGGAATGATGGCAGTAGCAGTTAAGTCAGCTGGCGCTTTAGATTCAGATGATGTTGTAAAAGTATACGTAGTTGGCGAATACGCCTGAGGTATTTAATTGGATTCCTCAGAGCTGGCCGAATGCGTCATACGAATGGACGAACGTCTAAAGATAATTAGTGAAGACTTTCACGAGTTAAGGGCTGATTTCGTAGACGTTAAAAAAGACACTACAGTCTTACGCACAGAGATGACCAATCACTTGGCTCATCATCAGATGTTCGAAGAGACTATACCAGCTTTATCCAAACAACAACTTATAGCGTATACTGGCGGAACTGCGGCAATAATAGTCGCAGCAATTGAAGTAATATTAAACTCTGTGGGTGGTGCATAATGGCTGTTAACACTTGGACTGGAGCTACAGATACAGATTACGGAACCGCTGGTAATTGGAATACTACTGGTGAAACTGACAGAGTTCCAACAGACGCAGATGATGTAATAATTGCAAACGTATCAAACGATTGTGTGCTTGATGGTAGTAGGTCTGTTAAATCTTTTAAAGTTGAAGCTGGAGGAGATTTTAACGGCAATGCTGAAACACTTACAGTAGTAGGTGAAGCAGATGGTACTGGAGCTACAACTGCTGGTTTTGCAGTGGATATAGATGGTGATATTGTTGGAACAAATACAATGATTACTATTACAACACCAACAACAACTTCAGTAGATTTTAATGCAACAGCAGGTAATGTCAGAGATTTAACTATTAATCACGCAAGTTGTGTTGTTAATTCTGAAAATAGTTGTGTATTATCAAGAAACCTTAACGTAACATTAGGAGAATTTAAGACTAATGGAAATGTACTTACAGTACCGGGAAGTATCTCAGGTAACGGAACATTAACTGCTAGTACTTCAACCGTTACAGTTACAGGACAAACTACAGTTGCTACTGTAAATATTACAACAGGCACGTTTAATTATTATGATGATTATAGACCAACTACATCTAACATTACAGACAATGCTACTTTCAATCAAACTTCAATAGGAGGTCAGCTTGGCGGTCGTGTAATTATAACTGCTTCTAAAACACCTACATTTAATGCAGTAGGAAGATTGCATAGTTCACTTGATATACAATCTGGAGAACAAGGAAACTCTACTTTTAATTTAGATTTAAGTGAAGACCAAACAGCCCCAAGCAGGTCTATATATTTTTATAATTTAGAACTTGACAGTCAAGGCACAGAAAACAACACGCTTACATTAGCAGATTCAATGTTTGTAACAAACAACTTAACAATTACTGATGGTGAAATATCTTGTAATGGTAGAAATCTTACAGTAACAGGAACTACAACACTTGGCCCAGATAGCGGTAGTGCAGACCAAGCAACATTAACTTGTAGTTCAGGAACAATAAGTTTAGGTTCAGGCAAAACAGATGGTTTAGGTTTGCACGTTAGGCAGGGAGGAACCTTTGTCGGAGGTTCAGGAACTCACACAATGGGAAGTCTTGGAGTAGACAATAATGCCGCAGCTAAATATACTAACACGTCTGGAACTAACACTCTTAATGGGCATTCTAACGATTCTACAAGAGTTATAATTGGAGGTGCTAATTCTACTTGCACAGCAGCAGGAACAATAGAAATTACTTATGCTGGAGGTGGTTATAACTTACAAAACGGCAATGCAGCAATGATTAATCATTTAACATTTAACAGTAATGTTACAGCAAGCCTTTCAGCAGATACTTCTATTACAGGTGACCTTACGATAACTCAAGGAACGCTTACTACAACAGGAAGTAATCACGCCCTTACAGTAGGAAAACAAATAAGTATAGCAAGTGGAGCAACATTAAATTGTAATGCTTCAACGATTACTAATGGTTCTGCTAGTTCAAATGCATCAGATTTTGACCCTGCTGGAAATCTTACTTTAGGTTCTTGCACTTTTAAATTTTTCTGTGGCAGTAGTGGAAATATATATTTAAGTGATGCAACTTTAGCATCAAACACTTCTACTTTAGAACTAATAGGTATGCAGACTTTTTCAGGTAGAGATATGGGTTTATCTGCATCTTCAGGTAATTTGCATAATTTAACAGTTACAAAGACAGGTAGTGTTACTAGTGGATTTAGATTAACTCACAATACTACACTTGGTGGTAATTTAACAATAGAAACAGGAGCTACATTAGATACAAATACATCAAATAAATCACTTACAGTAACAGGAAATTTAGATATTAGTGGAACATTAACTTGTAATGCTTCAGATGTTACAGTAAGAGCGGTAGAATTAGGTGGCGGAGGGACTCTAAGTGCGCCAAGCAATAGCAGCACAAATGGTTTAATTATAACTCAAAATTTAACAGATTCCAGCGATGGAGATGCTTTTGATACAGAACCAGCAGGAAGCTCTGCTACCTTTACACACAATAATGGAACCGTTACATTTAAGGGAAATAAAAATGTCCAAATAAGGAATACTTCTGGAGAAAATTTTTATAATGTAGTAATAGACTGTGCAGCAGGAGGAGACCAATCAGTTGAGACTCAAAGAAATATAACTATTGAAAATGACCTTACAATAAAAGAAGGAGCTTTTAGGAGTTATGCAAGTGACCGAACAATAACGGTTAATGGAAATGTAGTTATAGAAAATGGAGGGGTGTTAGGTGGTGCATTAGGAACAGATAGAGAAAATGCATTAGATTATTCTTTTGGAAGTCTTACGATCAACAGTGGAGGAACATATCTTGCTACAACTGGAACTACTACTCTTACTAATGAAGGGCCTACTGGAGGGTCTATACCATATCAATTTTATAATAATGGAACATTTACTCACAATAATGGAACATTAAAAGATACTTACGTCGATAGCACTCATAGATGGGCTAATCCTGCTGGTGATTCTCTTTATAACGCAATAATAGATTGTGGAGCAGGAATTACCAGACTTGATGGGAATTTAGATATTGCTAATGATTTGGATGTTGTTGAGGGAACAATAAGACAACACAGCTCAGGTGGGACTGGAACCCTTACAGTAGATGGGGATGTAACTATAGAAGATGGTGGCACAATAGGTGGTAATAGTGATGCAGGTGCATATACGTTTGGAAGTCTTACAATAGAAAGTGGAGGAACATATCTTGCTACAACTGGAACTACTACTATTACTAAGAACACAGGAGCTACAGGAGGGGTTGCATTTTATACACATACAAGTGGAACATTTACGCACAATAGCGGTTTAATGAAATTTACAAGTGCAGATGCAGATACAAATGTAGTTGGACAGAGTGTAACTAAGAATCCATTTTATGATCTTGAGGCAACAAGCACATACGAACCCAAAGAAGCAAATGAAACTACAGTTTTAAACAATGCTACGTTTGCTAATAATGTAACTTTTCAAGATAGTGCAAGATACATAAAAGTTTTAGGTATATGTCGTTTCTTAAGTGGTGAGTATAATAGAAATAATAATTCAACTAATGCTAATCATTTTTTTGGAACTTTAATTATAGAAGGTGGAACTTTTGAATTGGCTCCAATGGAAATAACGGTTGGTTCATTTCGGAATTTAGGAGGAACGATTAGCTAATGCCATCCAATACAATTAACTTTACAGGCACGGGCGGAATAATAGAAGGTAATCTTGGAGCAGCAAACGTTAATGTAAATCTTGACGCTGCTTTAGAGTTAGACGGAAGTGCAGACCATCTTACGGCTTCTTCTGCTAATTTTAGAAGTAGCGATTCTGTTGGAGCAGTAACGGCTTGGGTAAAGTCTGACGATTATACAGGTGCAGCAAATCAAGTATTTTTTTCATCTACAGACGCAGCAACAGGCGATTATTATAAACATTTTTATATTGGAGGTGGTGACGGTAAACTTTACGTTAAATGTAAAGATTCGTCAGAAGTCTATGAATTAAGAAGCACTAATGCTATTGTAGGAGATGGAACTTGGCATCACGTTGCTGTTGTTAGTAATGGTTCAGCAATTAAAATGTATATTGATGGTATTGAAGAAACTGTAGCTGTTGCTGGCGGATCTAATAATGGTGATTGGTTTGCAGATATGACTAGCAATAAACTTGATGATGTTACAATAGGATGTAAAATTGACAATGGAGGTGCAGGTAGTTTCTTTGATGGATATATTGCAGACGTAAGATATTACTCAGACGCACTTACAGATGCAGAAGTTTTAAAATTGTCAAGTAAAATTAATGCAACTACTTCAGATATAGATAATTTACAACATTGGTGGAAATTAAACAGCACTACAATTGATTCTTCTAATTTAGGAGAAGATTTTGGAGATGCTACAGATATAGATTTAACACCGACAAGTATTGTTGCATCTAATATTCATACTGACGAATACTATGTAGATGTATATGATAATAGCACAACGACAGATGGAACGTTTACAGTAACACAAGGAAAGGTAGAGGGTTTGTCACTTACTACTGGTGAGTTTGATGGCGATGACGATTTTGTTGAGTTGGGAAGTCAATCTGGAGATTTAAGACTCAATGGTGGAAAAGCAACTATATCTGCTTGGATAAGAATTGTAGATGTTGCTGCTGATGATAATTTTAAAAGAATTATAGACAAATCAAATGGAGGCAACGCTTCAGATGGTTGGAGTGTTTACGTTTTACACGGCGGACAAGTAAGAATTGACGTTAACGGAGTTACACAGCACGAAACTGCGGCAGGTATTATTACTGATGCTACATGGCATCACGTCACTGCTATTATAGATACTACAAACGGTGCAACAATTTATGTAGATGGTGTAGAACAAACAACTGGAGCAACATCAGGAGGCACAACAACGGTGCCAACAAATACAACAAATGCAAGAATAGGCAGTTGGAATCATTCGACAGCTAGAGAATTTAAAGGTAAAATACGAGACCTTAAAGTATTTGACTATGTGTTAAGTGCAGAGCAAGCAGCTTCTCTTTATTCAGGAACATATCCTCAAACTGCATTACATCAATATAAATTAGATGAAGGTAGCGGAACAGCCGCAACAGATTCGGGAACGTCAAGCACATTAGTAAATGGAGTTATGACAAACGGAGCTACTTACACAAACGGCACTCTTGACCTTGACGGAGCACTTACGATAGCAGCTAACGGAACTTTGTCAGCACCAAGAGGTAATTTAGATTTAGCAGCAAACATTGATAATGCAGGGGCATTTACTCACAATAATGGAACTGTTAGAGGACTTGACAGTATATATGTAAATCAATCAAGTAGCGTTGCTTTTACGTTTTACAATTGGCAACAAGCAGGAGGTCAATTACGATTTTATAAAGATGAAACTATTGAAAGGCAATTGCAGTTAGATGCAGGAGCTTCACATTGTTATATTTGGGCAAACAGAACATTGACAATGGGAACTGCAACAAACCCTGAATCAAGTTATCCTAAACTTATTAACAGTATGAATACTGGAGATAAACAGTTTTTCTTTTATCAAGGAGATGGGCAAACAGGAACACTACAAGGCGTATTAGAAACACATCCAATTATATTTACAAATACTAATTCAAGCGATATTGAATGGGGTTATCACGCTAATTCTACTGCACAGATTAAAAACATAGATTTCCAATTTGATCTAACAACAGACGGAGATACAGATAATATTAAACTTACAGGAAATTGTGAGTTTGATGCCGTAACAATTAGTAGTGGAGCTTCTTTAGATTTGAATGGACAGAGGGCTGAGTTAAGTGGAGCTTTAACATTAGCAAGTGGTTCTAATTTTGATGCAGATGGAATGTTAATTATAGATTATATTTCAGAAACAAGTTCAACAATTACCAACGAAGCGTTATGTGATATTATAATTACTGGAACTAAAGCTTCAGGTTCTCACGATTTTTCAGCACATGTTTTTAGAACAAAGTTCTTTAATGGTCCAGGAGAAGTAAACTTTTCCAATACTAATGGCCTTACATCTACTAATTGTATTGTTGCTAACGCTTCTGACGGTGTTGATTTGGATGGAAATGCTCAGAGTTGCACTAATCTTACAATACCGACAGGAGGGACTCTCGAACCCAATGCAGCAACAATCACAGTAGCAGGAGATTTTACTACCAGTGGTGGTCTGCTTGGCACAAGTTGTCTTACACTAAACGGTTCTGACGAAAATGTTAATGTTCCTGATGCAGCAGCTTTGGATGAACCAAATACCGCAGATTTACTAACAGTAG